AGAATGAGATTGAAACAACTAAGAAAGACAATCCATTCTATGACTTTCCATTTAAGACTGTCATTATGGATGAAGTCCAGGCTATTAAAGGAGATAGCCAAAGGACACAGGAGGTAAAGAGGATTGCTCAAGGTAAGAACATCATAGCCTTGAGTGGCACACCAATCAAGAACTCTGCTGCCGAATACTATACAATCCTGCACTTACTGGCACCGGATAAGTTCAAAACAAAAGAAGATTACTTGCGCCGGTGGGTAAGAACAGAATTGGTAAATGGTTATGAGAAGCATACTGGACTGTGGAATCCAGAAAGGTTTGCAGAGTTTACCAAAGACATTATCATTCGTCGAAGTAGAGAACAAGTAAAGGAAGAGATTGGACTTAGAGTTACTAAGGCTAATCGAATCTTCTACCACGTAGACTTCGAGAGTGAGAAACTGAAACAGGCTTACTTAGAAGCTGAAGCTCAGTTCATTAGGGAAATGGAGAATGAAACTAAGAAGAAAGATTCAGTAGTTCTTATTGCCCGGATGGCAGTAATGAGACATCTTGTTGGACTGAATAAGATTCAACCAACAGTGGACCTAGCTGAAGAGTATTTGTTAGAGAATCCCGGCGGTAAGCTGGTTATCTTTACTCAGCATGATGATGTGCAACAAGCTATCCATGCGTTGTTGAGTAAGACTTGTAAAGACGGAGGTTATGAGGCACCTTTACGCTTTCACAGTGGATTGGGAGCAACAGAAAGGTTTGAAACAGTAGCCAAGTTTACTGACAATCCAGGTATTAAATTCATTGTTGGTTCTACACTGGCAATGGGCACTGGAACAGATAGATTGCAGGAGAAATGTAACGATTGTATCGTTGCAGAAAGACAATGGAATCCTGCAAACGAAGAGCAAGCTGAGAGTAGACTGGTAAGAATTGGACAGATGAAAGACTTCGTTAATGCTACCTATCCAATTGCTTCTGGAACCATTGACGAGTACTTTACTGACATTGTGGAAGTAAAGAGAAGGTCAATGAAAGAAACAATGGATGGTGTGGCTAGTGAGTGGGATGAAACAGGATTGCTCTCTGCCCTTTACGATGCTATTAAGAGTAAAGGTAGAAGTAGATTGGTGAGAGGTTGGTAGGCTTTGAATTAGAAAGGATAATATGGGTAAAGGCGGCATGATGATTCATCCAATGACAGAAGCAGAGATTGACATCTTTACTAAACGAGTAAGGAAACTGTGGGGTGATGCTAGTTTGAACAGTCTAATGACTGCCATTCGTATGGATACCAGGATGAAGCAACAGTTTGAAATACGAATCAAACTACTGGAGGAGATAATTGAAAAGCGAATTGGACATGATAGCAAATCTAAACAGTTTGCTGATTAGAATCATAGGAGTTCATCAGCAAATAATCGAAGGACAGAACAAAGAAGTTCTTGCCTTACTTAGTGCAGACAATAAACAAGATAGAATCAGAATAGTAGAGAAAGGACAAGAGATTTACAGAGAAGGAATCGTAGTTATTGCTGAACTCATGGAGCAATTCAAGTATGAGTTCAAACAATATACAGGAATAGATTTCCACAATGAAATCATACACTGATTGGAGAGGTATGAAGAAACCACCAATACGAATCATTGAGATTCATGTGCATCGTAGCAAAAGGAATAAGAGATTGGGACATGCCGTTGCCATTCTCTTTCCTTGTAACCATAACAAATACTTAGGCTTGACTCTTTACAAAGGTGAAGAAGGAGAGAACGAATACAGAGCTCAGGATTGTAAAGTAATTAAGACAGAGGATTACAGTGTAATGGATAAGGAATACTGTAAGCTTTGTCCTTATGAGAGTGAGATTGAATGGGTTGAAGACTTACATTCAAACACTACACTCGATGATTTTGCTGACGTGCTAGAAGAAATTGACGAATAGGTAAGGAGGGTCCACAAAAAAGGACAGTTGACTTTACAATCAAGGTATGCTAGAATAGGTTCAGGCCGGCGGCTACTCAATTCTGAGAAGGGCCGGCGAGGATAGTGTAAGAGTTACACGGTTGGGTAGCGTGGTGCTAAACAACTATAGTGGAATGGAAAAGGTAAACAAACATGGCAATCGAACTCATCGAACTCGTGAAGAACACCCGTGGCGTTAACAGCCGGAAGATTTCTTACAAGGCAATCGGTAAGTGGGTTACTAAGACAGTAGAGAAGGAATCCACTCCGGTTCTTGATGCGGCTGGCAACAAGACTTACGATGCAGAAGGAAAGGAAGTGCGTCGTAATCTTGGTAAGGACGCAGAAGGCAAACTCATTACTGTTCAGGAAGAGGTTCCTGAGTTTGTTACTGAAGGCGTTCTTGATGCCAATGGTGATGGAATGGCTGACGCCTTGATGGTTGTCAATGGTGATGAGCAGGTTCTTTTGGATTGCTTTGCTGAGGGATTCAATGAGCGTGCTTACAATCTGGAAGCGAACAAGGATGAGCTTGACGATTTCCTTCGTGATATGTCAATGGACGAAGACCAAAAGACAGTGTTCAAGAGGACTGCTCGACAGTTGAATCGTGGCACTGGAGTTTCAATCCTTGATGCAGCGGAACTCATTAAGGGAATGCTTCTCAAGAAGCAAGCGGCACAGGCTGCCAATCAGGCAGCGATGGCAACTGTCTAAGCAATAGATAGACACAAAGAGAGGGTGAACTAATCATTCACTCTCTCTTCTCTTTATCTCTTTCGTTCTACACGCTTAGTCCTACCTCGGTAGAGTAAACAGGCATCCTACTTATAAGAAACGTGTAGCCTTAACTACAAACGTGTAGAGTGGCATTTTAGTGCTAAAGTGTAGCCTAAAGTGGACACACTTGACAAGGTACGCACGCTTATGGTATACTATAAGTAGCTACCTATGAGTAACAACCAAACATCTTTAGTTGTTTATGGAAGCTATACAATAATTTCCACTAGCAACCAAACAGTTGTTACCAATAGCAAGGAGTTACGAAGTGGTAAAGAGTACAGACACCTCTTTAGAAAGACACACTATGTGCCAGTACGTGCATTGCACAAAAGAAATACCAAAAGAAAAGAGGAAAGGATCGAAGTTCTGCTCACCACTTTGCAGATGGAGACATGCGAATCAGTCAAGAGTTTCCTTCTCCGTGCCAAAATCTTTAGTAGAGCAAGCAAAAAAGTTAATCAAGCAGAGTTAGTTGATAACTATTTGTTTACCATACCACGACATAGCAAAGAATATCCAGCTACCATTTATGGTATAGATATTGATTAAGAGACTTGACAAAGAGGAACAAAGTATGCTAAGATGGTTCTTATATGGCAGATGACAAACGAATACTGGCATTAGATTCCCAACTACTAGATGCTATCCAGAAGTGCCCATTTTTCACCTACCTCAACTTCGTTAAAAACTACCGGCCCAACGAAGTAATAGCTCCAATGCAACGTGGTGATTTAGGACACACCATGTTAGAAGTTTACTATAAGTTAATCCAAAAAGGATTTGATTGGGATGAAGCGGTAGAGAAGGCTACTGAAGTAGGAAGAGAGCATTATCAAAAGCTTAGTTTGGATTTACAAACTAGTGAGTGGATTGTTAAAACCTTCCATCAATACGCTGAGTATTACAAACATGACGGCATTAAGATACTCGGAGTAGAGAACTCTTTCTCCTTCGTTATCTATGAGGATGATGAACTTATCATTGTCTATGAAGGCAAAATAGATTTAATCTCAGAGTTTCCTGTTCTTGGTAAGACAGTCATTGACCATAAGTGGAGAGGACAGAAGGTAGATTACATTGGACTAGATAATCAATTGCTTGGCTATGCAGTCAAGGAAGAAGTTAATCTAGTCTATGTTAATGAGGTAGGTCTACAAAAGTCTTATGAACCAGAGAAGAAGTTCAGGAGAGTAGCCATTCCGATCGGAGATGGCGTAAAGGAAAGATGGTTAAAGAATACTATCATGTGGGCAAAGATATTAGACCATAGTATGCAGTCTAATGTATGGCCGCAATCACATTTGAAAGTACCACCAACAGGTGTTACTCAATGCGTCAAGTGTATCTTTAACAAGATTTGCAATAGCGAGAATGATGAAGTAATGGTAAGAAAGATTCAGGATGAATTTCACATTGGCGATCGTTGGTCTGCTCATAAGGATGAGGCATTAGTCAATGCAGATTGATTTAATAACTCGCTTGCATAGTCAAACAAATATATCCAATGGACATTGGCTGTGGAAAAATAAGAATAAGACTCATCCATTGGGTAACAGACCAGGAGTAATTCTTATAGGTAAGAAAATCTATACTGTGAATAGATTAGGATTAAGTATCTATTTGAAGTTAGATTATAATGACCATTCTTGGGAAGCATGTCACATTTGTGAACATAAGAATTGCTGGAATCCATTGCATAATTATCCTGGAACTCATAAGGATAATATGAATGATAGATATAATGTTCCTGTAGTAACTATCATAAGAAAGTGTAGAGCAGGACATGAGCTAACTCCTGATAATATTGTTAATCATGCAAGTAGAATTAGATGTAAAACCTGTAGAATAAAACATCAGAAAGTAGCAGGAGCTAATAGATTAAGGAGAAAATCAAGTGGCTAGATGTACTCACAAGTACAAACTAAAAGATTTAACTAGAGATCCTAGTAAACCACCTTACATGGTTTACATTTGCACTAAACAGACATGCACACATCACATAAGAGTGGAGTTAGTAGATGGCAAACTAGCAGAGTGTAACCGTTGTAATGAACCATTCGTAATGAAGCTCAGTAAGTTAAAGCATGGAGATAGAATTACTGTCCGGCCACACTGTGAGGATTGCACAAAGACACCTGAAAGATTTGCTAAGAAGAAAGAGAAAGTATTAACTGGTATTGATGCACTAATGCAGTCTATATTGCCAAGAGGTTAATGAGTGCCAAACCTGAATAGTGAAACATATGATAGATTCTTTCGTGCTCTTTTCGTTGGTCCAACCGGAAGAGGAAAGACTATTGCAGCTAGTAGCTGGCCGGGTAAGACTCTCATCATTGACTTTGATGGTAGACACCGGCCGGTCATTGATTGGTTTAGTGAAAGGGTAAAGGCTGGAGATTTTGTTGCAGAGATTATTGGACCAGAGAATTTCTGGACTAAGTTCAAACCTCTAGTCAATAGTCTAGTTCAATACAATCCTTATCAGAACATTATTCTGGATGGGATTACCAGCTTAACTACTACTACAGTAGTAATGCAGATGCTTGCTAAAGGTTCATTCTCTAATTGGACTGGTAAGGATTCTCCCGGTAACAAAGTTACTGCCGGTGGAATCATGGTTCCTACTTGGGATGAGTTCAATGGAGAGGCAATGATTATCTCCACTCTTCTTGAGACTTTGAAATCCTTACAGTGTAATCTGTTTGTTACTGCCCATCCGGTTCAACGAACTGCAATTGATAAGAACAAGAAAGGTTCCAGGTATACTTCAATCGTTACCTTTGGTCCTAAGATTGAATCAATTATCCCTACCTACTTCGATGAGGTATGGTACTTCGGTTACAAAGTAGAGAGTGATGATAAGGGAATTGAGTTAATCAAGAGGACTTGTTACACTGGTCCGAGTGAAGATTACATGGAAGCAAAGACAGCTTTGAAAGTACCAAGAGAGATGGACTACACTGATAAGAATCTCTATGACTTGGTAAAAGATTACCTTTAGTCACCCAATTCCGGGGGCAAGGGTAAAGCAAGGTGCCCATTACAAAGAGGCACAAAGTAAAGGTGAATAACATGGCTGACGATAGCATTGTTTGGAACATCTCAGAAGAGGACATCTCAAAGAACCGTCTTGTGGATGCTCCATCGTGGTTGCCCACTGAAATCGTAGACTTTGAGATTATTGATGCAAAGTCTGGCGATTCCAAGAACCTTCATCTTACTCTGCGAGTGTTTGCAGGTGAGTTTAAAGGCTTGGAGAATCCCTTCATTTACTTCAGTGAGAAGGTGACAGTGATGTCTACTCCTCTAATGAAGGCTTGTGGGTTTCCACAGAATCCTAATGGAAGCTTTAGCGTTAAGCTTTCCAAAGGGACAATGATTGGAAAGAAGTTCCTTGCTCACTGGGTTCGTGGAACGTACAACAACAAGCCAGTCAACCAAGTGGATGACTACGCTCCGATTCCTAGCGAATAAGTGAGTAAGAAGGTTCTTACCAGTTCTCCTTAAAAGAACTGGATCTTTTAATGAGGGAACAATAGGTTGTCTAATAGTTTAACGACCGTGGCTATTAGTCGAGCTGGGAACTCAAAACAAATTGTTCCCTCTTTTAAGGAGAATGAAAATGGAGAAGGCACAAGTAGAAGAAGCGTTCACTTACCATGCACCAACGGATGAACAAGTAATGAACCTAGCAGCAGTTAGACTTAGTGCTAAGAAGTTAGCTCTTTGTATCCTTAGTAACTGCCCGGCTTCAGCCGATAGGACAGTAGCATTACGTAAGCTACGAGAAGTAGTAATGATTGCTAATGCTTCGATTGTGTTAGAAGGATTAATTTAGTTAGGGGACTGTGGCGGAATAGGTATACGCATTGGACTTAAAATCCAACGGTGCAAACCATATGGGTTCGACTCCCATCGGTCCCACTTTAGAGGAGATAAGGCAATGGCACTATTCGATTTGATCCTGTTGATTCTAGCGTTCATTTGTTTTCTACTTTCAGCAGCAAGAGTGAACAGTAAAATCAATCTCCAATCATTGGGCTTGGCACTTTGGGTACTGTCTCTTATCATTAGATTAAGGACGTAGTTATGGACCCATCAACTTACGCCCGGCTGGAGGAATTAATAAGGACGATGAGAGAACCCAAGGATTGGGTTGGTGAGCTCAATATCCTTATGGAGTTGATGGAGAAATTAAACAGTTCGGGTAAGTCTACAACCGTAAGAGCAATGGCTAAGATTACCAACAAGAGTAAGAGTTGGATTGGTATGAGTACCATACTAGCTCAAGGTATGAAGACTTACCCGGAAATATCCAGCTGTGCTAATCGAAATGAAGCATATCTTTACTTACAGAGAAAGAGAAAGATGAGGAGATTCTTAGAGTCATGAAAATTTCAGTAATCACTAGCCGGTTTGACATTACCAGGAAACAGTTGGAAGCTTTCAGGCAACTGCTTCCAATGTTTAGTAAAGATACCCACTCATTCATTGTAGGTGGAGATGATT